GTTACTCGCTGCGGAGATGGTTAGCCTTGAAAACTAACGTACTCCCCAGTTTGCCAAAAGCTTTGTTTCCAATGGATACTTAACATGTCAAAAAAATTATAAAATATAAATTACAAAAACAGATTCCAAACTTAGAGGTTTAAAACTAAGCAACTGTTCTATAGATGTGTCAGAAATATATACACATCTTGGGTTTTTTAATAAGAGCTAGGTTTCCCGTTAAAACTGCAACGAACCCGTCACCGCGGTAGGATCTACTATATGAATATGAATAACAACTACTTTGCCAACGATTATACTATGAAAATTAACAATCCATACACTCTTTTAGAGGATTTGGAACCTGAAATATTGAACACTAGTGTGTTTACCCGCAAACTCGATTTTTCGTCTAATTCTTATAAAGATTTAAAATTTGACCTCGCTGATGAAAAAACAAAATTAAAAATTGAATTTAGAAAATTCAAAAAACAAAACAAAAAGATTAAATATCATTCTAATGGTAGATATACAGAACATGAGCAATTTGTTCGTGAAATGTATAAATATTATGAAAATGAAATTGATCGAAAACCAACAGTTGGTGAATATTTCATCAACTATCCCCCAAAACCCACTTTGCCCTCACGTGCGATCCCAACAAATAGTACGTGGGCGGTAGATGAAGGTTACGAGTCTGATCCCCATATTGTTCCACAATCTGGTGATTTTGATTATAATGCTTGTAAGTCTATGTTAACAGAACTTCGGAAATTCGGTATCTCTGATATTGAAATTAATGAAGATATTTTTGCTAAATTTAAAAAGATGAATGTCACTCCACAATCAAGCTGGTTGTTTGGAGAGAAGACTATTGTAGATGGTATTGAAGAAAAATATGGTATTATTGGAGATATGAAGGAAACTTTTTCTTCTGTCAAAAGTGCTGCTGATAAAATTAACAATACCGATTTGAATTCAATTATTGATGCTGTCATGGAATCTGATAAGGTCCAAGAAAATGCTTCTTCTGTTATTAAGTCAATAGGCTCTATTGTTGTGTTCAGTTCATCTCTTATTTTATATGTACGAGACCCAACAAATGTTAAAGCTGGTATTATGATTGTATCTTTTTGTGCTATGATGTGGTTCACCCAATGTCTAGGGTCTATTACTATCCTGGCAAAAATCGTTTTACAAATTCAAAAATTGTTAACGCCTGATGTTCAACCTCAGAGTTTTGATGATGTTCCTGTAACAGATATCTTGACAACAGTATTAGGCTCTTATTTCGCTTTAACGAGCGGTGATATAAGCAAATTAACAACTAAAATTGGAATTCTCCAAAAATTTAAAGGAGGAGCTGAAGCTCTTTCTAAAAGTATTGTTGAAGTTATCCAGTATGTTGTAAATATTGTGCGGGTGAGATTTTTAGACAAACATGGTCTTAGGCTTGTTTCTACATCAATAATTGAGATTGATCTTTACATTGATGAAGTAATGAAAATCATGGACGAAGAAGCAAAAGGTACTTTAATGAAAACGAATGAGAATTTAGTTTCTCTTTTAGCTTTGCGACAAGAAGGCGCAAGGTTAATAAAGACTACACCTTCTACTAAAGATACAACAGGAGCATTGACACTTGTTAAGAATGCCTATTCTAATATTGGTAAATTGATACGAGTTTTTGAAGCTAGATCTGTTACCAATGCTGGAGCTCGTCAAGAACCCGTTGGAGTTGTACTTCAAGGGGGTTCTGGCGTAGGGAAAAGTATGCTAATGGAACATGTGACCAGTGCTTTTTGCGCGACAACTTTAGATGCATCAGCATATGAAGGTTTTACAGCAAATCGTGGAAATTATGTCTATAATCACCAAGGTGAAAATGGATATTTCGATGGTTATCAACCCACAACACATGTTACATACTTTGATGAACTATTACAAGCACGTGATGTTGCTGGCAAGCCTGACGGTGAACCTATGACGCTAGTGCGTATGATTAATAGTTTTGAGATGGCATTGCATTTTGCTGAATTAGAAAAGAAAGGGAATATCAAGTTCCATTCCAAGATGGTTATTGGTACCACCAATGCAAAACATTTTGCATTAGAAAGTGTAACAGATAGAACTGCTGTGATACGACGTATGCATGTTAAAGTTATAGTTGTGCCTAAACCAGAATATTGCTTAGATACAAGTGTCGATTTCTGGCACAGAAAATTTGATTTTTCTAAGTTGGATGATCTATTAAATGCTGATGGAAGTGTTGTTCTAAATGACGAAGGACAACCCATTAAAGCAATGACACCTGAACATCAGTTATATTATAGTACTGATGATGACGGTAATCCGATTGGCGCTCCTTTTGAGTTTGAAGAGTTAATGGAACGTATTATTCAATGTTACAGAGACAGGAAAGATTACCACCGTGCAAATACAATTGCGTTTGCTAAGACACAAGAACTTTATCGGAAAAAGCGAGAGGAAACTGTGCTAAAGGAAATTCCATCAGGTACACAACCTCAAGCAAGCGCTTTCTATGTAAAATTAGAAGAGTTAAAAGAAGAAAGTTCAAACATGTATGAAAAGCATATTCAAGCTCGTGTTCGTGCTATCGAAAGGTGGCTGTTTAATCGTGGCAACCATGTGAAAAACAAGTTATCTCTAGAAACTATGCAAAACATGATTGAAAGATTTGATAATTTCATGGCGTCAATATATATTCCAGAATCGTTAAAACAAATGTCTTTCCTAGAGAGATATGCGTTGTATTGTGAAGACTTTGACACTGACAATATGGGTCATTTTGAAATGGGAGATTTTCATAATCTGGTTTCAGATGATGATTACTTGGTTATAGCTCAAAACGGTAAAATGTGGGCACACCCTCCACATGTTGTGTATTCTTGTCTTGAAAAAGTTTCATACTGGAAGAGATTTCAACAAATGTTGCCTGGGGTTATATTTAAAATCGATTGGGATAGTGTGGCGTTAGTTGTCATTAACTACTCACTATTGTTCGCTACTTGGTGGACTTTGGCTTTCTCCATTGATTTTTTTATCAACCTGGTTAAATCATTTTTTCCGACGTTTGAGATAGAACCTGAATCGTTTGGACATAGTGATAAGATGAGACCTAAAATGGCAGCTAAACCAAAGTATTATGGTAAACCTTCTGAGTTGAAGCAAATGATAAATGAGCTACAACCTCAGGCAGGTGCACATGATCAAAATGGTTTAGATATTGCAAAGTCAATTGTTAACTCAAATGTCTTTTATATGTTCTTAACTCCTCCTGGACAAATAGTAGAATCCTTAATAGGTAATATTATTTTTGTGAAAGGTAGGGTTGCGATAATGCCGTATCATTACATTGTGCGACTAGCCGAAAAAGTTAAAGAACAACCTGAATTGATTAAATCTGAGATTGTTCTCAGGAAAATGAAAAATCCAGGTGTAGGTGATCGCGATGTTGAATTAAAATGTCCTTTGTCGGACGTCTTGATGTCCCATGCTACTACAGAAATGCAGGTCGCTAATGACTTGTGCGCTGTAGAATTTCCAAAACAGATGGCGGAGAGGAGATATATTGTTCCTTATTTTGCCAAGAGAGATGATTACCAGATGTTTACCAAGAATATCTTGTTCTCGGTTAATGATGCAGGAGGAAATTCCATGACTGGTTATGCTACCGCACGAGACAATGCTGTTGTACAAGCAACAGATACAACTCCTGCCTATACTATTAGAGATGCGTATTCGTACAAATCAACTTTAGTATCTGGTGATTGTGGAGCCCCTTTCTTTGCATATAATCCTTGTGTAGAAAAAAGAAAGATTTTTGGTATTCATGTTGCAGGCTGTACACAAATGAGTATAGGTTATTCTGCAGCTGTTTGTCAAGAAGATATTCTTGCTTTATTGGGTGAACTACCTGAGCAAGTTTTAGTCTTAGAATCACCTGACATGTTATTACCACAGAGTAAAGACTTTGAGTATACTCAATTTTTACCTCTTGGTACACCAAGGAAGGTTCCTGTACAAGGTTCAGCAACTGCTTTGCGGAGGAGTGCTATTTATGGGCAGTATGGTTTTAAACCCCAAACTGCTCCTTGTAAATTAATTAAATTTGAGCGTAATGGACAAATTATTGATCCTCGACGCAACGCTATGATGAAATATTGTTACCCAAAGAAATTTATTCCTTATGGTAAGCTTCAATCTGTGTCACAATCTTATACAGCGTTTTTAGAACATGTGTCTGATATTGATGTGGAAAGGAGACTTTTCACATATAAAGAATGTCTATACGGTATTCCAAGTGATCCTGATGTATCAGGAATAAATTTTAAATCTAGCTCTGGTTTTTCTTTGAAAATATCAGATTTCGATTTTAAAAAATATTTAGCACAAAACCCGCCTGGTACGCCTCTTCATGAAGATGCTTTTACCAGGTTTACACAAGAATTTGAAAGATGGGAAGCAATATACCTATCGAATACTCGACCTTTCTGGATTTATACAGATTGTCTGAAGGACGAAAGGAAACCTATTCAGAAGGTTCTAGAAGGGAAAACTAGGAAGTTTTCAGCTTGCGAGTTTTTCTATCAGGAAATGTTTATTAGGTATTTTGGCGCTTTTGGTGCCTGGATGCAGAAAAATAGAATCAATAATCATTGCGGTATTGGTGTAAATGTCTACTCAGATGAGTGGAATACAATAGCACAATCGCTTACTCAATTTGACACTGATAAACATGACGCCCAAGTGGGCGCTGGAGATTACAGTCATTTTGATGGAAGTGAACAAGAACAAATCCACTTGGAGATCTTAAATGTGATTAACAGATGGTATAATGATTCTAAAGAAAATCAACAAGTCAGATACATCTTGTGGCAAGATATTATAAATTCTCGTCACGTTTCTGGTGATTGTATATATGAATATAATGGTAGTATGCCGAGTGGTAACCCATTCACAACTATTATAAATTGTATGTATAACGAGTTTGCATTTCGATTATGTTGGGTCAATATAGGTTTACCATTGCGTGAATTTGACAAGAAGGTTTTTGTTATCTTCTATGGAGACGACAATTCTTTTACTGTTTCTCGTGAATATAGAGATGTGTTTAATGAGATAACCTTACAACCACTTATGGATGAAATCGGTTTAGTTTACACAACTGAGCTGAAAGAAACCGCAACGGTAGCTTTTAGGAAAATTCAAGATATTGAGTTTCTGAAGCGATCGTTTCGATGGTGTGCTGCTGAAAATAAATTCATTGCGCCCCTTCGTCTTGATGTTGTGTTAGAGATTCCGTGTTGGACAACTAAAAACAATGGTATAAACACTACAGCAGACAATGTTGTCACTACGATGAGGGAGCTGGCTCTCCATCCGCAAGACGTGTATAATAAATGGATGCCTAGATTGAGAGAAAGTTTTGAAAAGAACTATCCTTCAGTTATGACAACTGAACCATTACATTCGTCCTATTTGACTATGAGAGAAACTACTCTCAAGTCATCGTGGGCATTACCATAAATAAACACGACTTGGTATGTCATTAAAAGAAACCCGGTAAAGGTATTGCCGATAAACCCGCTTTGATGTGATCTTCACAGCACTTAAGTGTTGTGACTGCTATCAAGTAAGAAGTCTTACCTATTTAGGTTACTAATCACATGAGACTTTAAAAACTAATGAGATTATTTACTCACTGAAATACATGATAATAATTATTCTCCCGCTCAAACAGAAGGAGAACAGGAACGAAAGGTCGATAGTACGACAGCCTTCGTTTCTGATTCCAATGTCGTCAAAGCTGAACCATTGCAAATGGAACACGTTTCCAATATTTTTGTGAAATCGAGTTCAGATGCTTATATATTAAGTTTAAAATCATTTTTTGAAAGACCACTTAGAATAGATGCAGGACTGTTTAACACAACAGATACTGTGTCTACTTTTGCGGCAAAGACTAAAGTCAACCCACATGGATTTATTAATGGTTTTGCTATAAGATCCCAGAAACTAAACGGTTTCTTGGGTTTTAGAGGAACATGTGTTGTTAAACTAGTAGTTAATGCAACTAGATTTCAACAGGGACGTTATATGCTTGCTTATATTCCAATAGGTGGCGCAGCATACGCCCAAAATGGATCGGCTTGGGCAAAAGCTCATATGACTCATTTAATAACAAGAACTCAATTACCACATGTGGAAATAGATCTTAATTGTGATACAGAAGTGGAACTCAGAATTCCATATGTGTCATGCTCTAATTATGTACCTTCCGCATCAATCTTATCAGATGCAAATCAATCTTTTGCTGCTGGTGTTGTGTGGATTTTCCCTTACTCACCATTGCAAGCAGGATCTGGTTCGACCACTGCAGGATGGACTATGTGGCAACATTTCGAAGATGTTGAATTAATAGGTCCAGCTATTCCTCAATCAGGAGGGATAACTCAAACTCGCAAAAAGAAGAGAAATACTTCTAGTGCAGAACAAACTAATAACAATCTTGGTTTGATATCTAGTCCGCTAACTATGATGTCCCAGACACTTAATGCGCTAGCTTCAGTACCAGGCTTATCTGCTTATGCAGGTACTGCTTCCTGGGTTACTGATAGATTAGCAGGATGCGCTAGAATATTTGGTTGGTCAAAACCTTCAGATATCTCACCACCATCACGTATGTATCGAGCTTTATATCCAAATCTCGGAACTACGGATAACGTGGACACCTCACTACCTTTAGCGTGGTCGTCAGATCACGGTGTGTCACAAGTGGAAGGTTTTTCAGGAACCAACGTTGATGAAATGGATTTTAAAAATCTGTTTTCAATATATTCATATTTTAAACAATTTACAGTAGCTACAACTGATGTCGCAGGTACATTGGTATCTTCATGGGATTTAAACCCAAACCATTACTGGTACAACATCACTGGTACTGGTGGTGAAACTCTTGCTATTCTCCAACCCTTTAATTTTATCACACAATATTTTCAATATTGGCGTGGTTCATTGAAGTTCAAAATTAAATTTGTAAAAACTGAATTTCATTCAGGTAGGATTATGGTGGCGTTTTCACCCACTACAGACGCTGTATCAGTCGCAAATAATACATATGATAATACAGAATATTTACATAGGGAAATTTATGACCTTAGAGAGTCATCGGAAGTGGAATTTATAGTACCTTTTATATCCCACTCACCTTGGAAACCTACTACAGGTTCAGGAAGAAATATGGGGACAATATATGTGTATGTTGTCGATCCTTTGATAGCACCATCCACTGTTACACAAAGTATAATTGGTTTGATAGAAGTTGCAGCAGGTCCTGATTTTGATTTGGCAGTGCCAATCACATCAGCTAATCTTGTTCCTTATTACAACGTCACTCCACAGATGGGTGATGTTTTTTCAGGTAAACCAAATATGTGTAAAGAAAGCTCTTCTATTATTGGAGGCGCTGAATTAACACCTAATCTTAATAATAGTGCTTATTGTATTGGAGAGAAAATTTCTTCTTTTCGATCAATTCTTAAAAATTTTTCTGCTCTTGCTAGCACAGGATCTACCACAGATTCCAACCCTTTTATTTCGATTTTACCATATGCTTGGGATTATCGGTGGGATGCAGCAACGATCATTAAAGAAAATTGGGTTCCGGATATGTACGGAATACTAAATTCTATTTATGCTATCAACAGAGGCGGAGTTCGTTTAAAATTACCCAATTTAGCGAACAGGTCCACTGGTTTAGTTAATATACAAGTTGGCAACATTTCTGGTAATCAAACCAATATGTTAACAACTAGTAGTTCAGCAGCACGAAATGGAGCTCCCTCACTCTCTACTGGAGTTGGTACCCGTGTGCTCGCGTTACCTGAAATAGGTGCTTATACAGAAATTGCTATACCCCAATATAGTTTATATCATTCTCGATGTAGTGCAGATCATGTCTGTAACACATCTCAAGTTTATCAGCTCGGTGGAGCAGGGACTGCCACTCCTATTAGTGTAGAATTAGAATTTACTTCTAACACTAATCCACGTGCAATTCCACTTAGAGCTGGCGCAGATGATATTAACTTTGGCTGTTTTGTTTCAATCCCTCCTATGATTGGAACACAAGGTATAACCCGCACTTAATAAAACATTCGCCCGAAGGCGTAAAACTACCCCCTGGTGGGCAGATTCCGAAGAATTAAAACTACCAATCTATGGTTATAGAGGTTTGCTTCCTAAAGCACGTAAGTAATGAGTTTACGGTTTCTCGATTACTACCACGACAACTTTTCTCCGTTTAAATCAGAAAATTGTTAAAGGCTTCCCCAGAGGA